GGCTAACGTCTAAATCGTTTATCTTTGGCAATAAATTATCGAACTCATCGGCTAAACCCTTAACATTAACCTCAGTGAGTTTTAACGCGGGCAACCAGTTATCACCAAAAAGAGTAGCACCGATTTGAGCCTTGTCTGCTTGACTTGTAACGTTACCCAATGCGTCTGCAACAACAAGCAACTGTTCATCAACACCCATCTTTAAAAGGGTGTCCATTGATAAACCGAGTTTTTTAAATGACTCCTCAAAGTCTTTGTTACCGTTGACCGCTTCGCCAATCTGCTCGTTAAGCGTTTTGGCCAAGTCAATCATCATGTCAGTTTCTAGGTTTGCACCCTCTGACACTGACCGCAATCGCGCTAATTGATTGTATGTAAGGTTTAGACTGTTAGCTAATGAGTTAAATTCGCGGATAGCGTTATTAGTTGTTGCAAGCAAAGTGGTGGCTGCGGCTGTCGCTGCTACAATTGCGGACTTTAAAAACAAAGCTGCATTTGCTGCTCGACTAAACCCTGTTGACATGGCCTGAGTGGTCGCAATAGATGCGCCTTGAGTAGCAACTAATTGTTCACTCACATCCTCAAGCGACTTTTGTAACTCCGTTACATCAGCGCGTAAACTTATAACGAGGTCATCAGTTGTTGCCATGGATTTTGTCTAACTCCTCATTTAGTTCTTGGAACTCGGCCAATGACATCGGCTTGCTGTAACTTTTGCCTGTGCTTATTTCCATTTTATCTAAGTGCGTATCCCATAACGCCCAAAAGTCAAACGGCGTTAATTGCCACGCATCACGCGGCTGTATTGATAAGTAGATGACAGCACTCGACCACAGTTTATGCCAAATGCTGCCTTTACCTACTTTTTTTCGCCATCCTCTGACACGGTTTTGATGTCGGTATCGCTACCCGCCGTTAAAATGTTACCTGCAAAAGTGGCAACCGCAATCGCATAATCGCTTAATCGTTTTGACTTGAGCATACGCTTGTAAAATTCTTCACGCGTCCACCAGTCGGGATAACGACCTGTGGTAGGCACAGCACAAGCAAGCAATGCTTTGGTGATGTCGCCCACTTTGGGTTGTTGCATTTGAAAAATCAACTCATAGATAGGCTTACCTGTCGCCGTTTCTAATTTGTCTAAATTCTCAAAACTTGGGACTAGATTAAACTCTAGCCCCTCGATGTCTAACAATACTAAACCACGCATATTAAGGCACCGCTGTATAAGTGATTGTACCCGCGCTTTCTAAGCTCATGCTAAAGTTTTCTTCTTTGTTGTATTCGCCTGAACGCTCACAACTAGAGATAGCCCATAAGCCTGCCCACGCCTCGCCCGTACCTGACTCAATCTTGCAGTAGATATGCGTATTTGCGTTAGCTGCAACCATCACATGGTCAGTAAATACCGCGTTATCAGATACCACGCCTGATACTTTGCAGGAATAAGCACGAACACCCGCACCCTCTAACAATTGACGTGCGCCGCTACTGTCTTTGTCTGTTACATCTACCGTCTCATTACTGATAGACAAAGAGTCCGTTTTACCGCCACCGATTACCGCAAAAACATCGGGACCCGTGCTTGTGCGTACTTTAATACGAAAGTCACTACCTTTATATTTAGCCATTATGTCACCTCACTGATTAACAAATTAAAACGCATCACGCCATGTCTGGTAATGCCGCCTGTATCAATAACCATGTCATGCCGTAAAAACTGACATAACACACTTTGCCCACTCTCTAAAGTTAAATCTTGGTTATGCAATGCCGCATGGCATTTATCCATCAAGCCACGAATCTCTTTTGTTCCCTCGACACGACTGCCAATGTGCAACGTGATAACAGCCTCTAAACCACTATCATCTTTGTTTGACCAATCTGCTGCACCGCCGTCCTCTAACCAAATCTTCGGAAATGCTGTCTTATCGTCTAAAATCTCTTTAACTAAACCAACTAAGCCTGTTGTACCGTTTAGTTTTACCCATACAGCCTTGACGTAACTGTTAAACAAACTCATATCGGTGGCACTCCCTGCATATCGCGAATAGCTTGATTAACCGCGTTTTGTACAATAGCAATTGCCTGTTGTTTCTTAGCTTGCAACCCTTTGAACATAAACGGACGAGGCTGCAATCCTCTGCTTAAATCGCCATATTCTAAACGCTTGGCATAAGGTGCGATTGAGTGAAGCGATAAGATTCTAACTCTTAAATTTTGTAAGTCAGGCTCAATTTGAATAGAGCGCACCAAAAAACCTAAGTCTGTTGCCGGGCTTTCACCTGCTGCTGATGCCGTTACAGTTCTATAACTTCCGCTGGCATTTTTACGCTGATATGTTTTGCCGCCTCTTGGCGCATCGTTCACATTTCGACGAACTTCGGTAGCGACAATCTCACCTGCAATAATGAGATTCGCCTCAAGCCTACGTTGTAAAGCCGCGTTTAATTGTGCTACTAATGACATTATGCAGCCTCCAAAACAAACTTAAACCCGTCCTCTAGCAATAAGAATCCACCATCTTCTAGCAGTATAAAATTATTATTAACACGGCTAACAGTATCAGCACTTTCTAACGTGATAGAATAAAGCCCATCTTTGTTATATTCGCCCGATGTCTCAAAAGCCGATAAGATAAAACCACCTGAATATATTTCGCCATTATTACTATTGATTTTTACGTTAAGTATTTCGCCAGTGTTGGCCGCGTAACTGATTTTTTTATAACTGTCTGCACTACTAATGCAGCCTTGAGCCTTAATACTTACTGACTGTATGCCACAATTCTCTAATAGTTCGCGCTGTAAATCGCCTTTACTAGTCACATCAACCGTTTCATTATTTACCGCCATAGTGGTTGTACGCATCGCGGCTAGTACCGTGAATACGCTGTCAATCTCAACTTCTAACAAAAATAATGCGCCTTTCATTGAGCTGTCGCTCCCCATAATTCGGCTTTAATGTCGTAAAAGTCTAAATCATCATTGCGTCTGCTAATACCTGTGATGCGGTAAATCTCGTTACGATGAACAATGCGTATATTATCGCTATCCCTTGTTGCAGGTACTGTGACTGCTTGGTTTTGTCTGATTGTAAATGTATAACCTTGTGTGTGTTGATTCTCACCACGATAAAACCTTTCACGCTCGCTTTGTGGTGTCGCTTTCGACCATACGCTAACGAGTGTTGACCATGTGCTAGTAAAGCCGCCTTGACCATCGCTTGCTTTGGTGCATTGCTGTATCGTAATACGGTGCTTTAGTTCGCCGATATTCATACGTTAAATACTCGGTATTGATTCAACACGCTCACAACATGAGCGGGTAAATCGTAAGAGCCGCGATTATAAAAACGGTATGTGACAAGGTCTTTTAGGGCTTGTGTAAGTGGTGCTAGGCTAGATAATGCTGTGGCCATTGTCCACTCAATGACGATTAACTCATCGTTTGAGTAGTCATAATTGAGGCGTAAACAGCCTGTTACTTCATTAAATAAATAATCTGTAATTGTATCGCCGTCAACAGTGACAACGACCGATGATGCGGTAATTCTAGGGGAGTAAAAACGATTTTTAATTGTTTCTGCAATGTATTTACTGCGCCAAACCTGAGGCCGTAATACGTTTTTAGTGTATGACTCTACCTCGCGTCTGCATGAAGTAATTAAAGAGCTAATCAAGCTATCCTCATCACTGTTTTCAACTTTAGCCCAGGTTTTAACTTCGGCTGTCGTTATCGGTTCACTTCCCGATTCACTGATTAAAATAGACATGATTAGCCCTTTTCATTGGTTAGTTAGCTAGGATTAACAGTGCCTTGCAAACGTAAACCAAACTTAACAAACGATGCGCCAACGCTTAATGTAGATGCAGCAGCAGTTACGGCTGTTGCGCGTACATAGCGTTTAAAACCCACATAACCAATGCTAGAAACGCCTGCCGCGCTTAACGCAGCACTTGCTTCGGTATTGGTTAAATTAGCATCAGCAACGGCTGTATAGTCGCTGTTGTTGTCGGATTCTTCGATTAACGGTGTTACGCTACCGTCAGTATATGCGCCAACTTGGAAAATCAACTCCAAGCCCTCGCTGCCTTGACGGTCAATCACCGCACCAACAACATCTTCACCATCGGCAACTGCTGTTAATGCAATGGCAACGCCTACGCTAACCTGATTGTGTAAATCTTTATTGATAGTCATGTTACATTGCTCCCATTAAGCCTTGAATTCAACAAAACGTACGGCTTCGGAGTTCACCAAATCGCCACCTGTGCGTTTTGTGAAGTACCATTGCACCACATCAGGATTAGTGATGTTGTCACGAATGACATTAACGCCGCGGCGGTCAACAATTTGATACGCTTGGTTTAAATCACCAACGAACATAGACAAACTATCGTTAGCAATATCGGCCATATGGTCAAAATCAGGCACTACAGGAATACCCAAAATCATACCAAACGGCGAATCGGTCAAGTTCCAGGTTGGCTGCCAAATAAAGTTACCATCACTATCCTGTAACTTCATTGATTCGGCAAAAGTGAAGCGATTCATGCCCCAAATTGCACCTGCACGATAAGCACCGCGTAATGACATGGCCGCATCAATCAAAATTTTACCGCCGTTAGGAGTAGCAGCAAAACCACCATTA